CATTGGCATTTCAGCGCCAACCATTCTAAGGAAACCATTTAAAGTTCTGTTTCCATATCTTTCTACCTCAGCTTCATAAACTTCAGGTAGGTATTGCTGAGCAAAGTCATTAGCTCCAGCATTAAATGCTAGATAATTGTTTTGCAAAGCTAATTGTTGTTGAGAAGGTACGATACTTCCAAACACCGGAGCAATTTGTCCCATAATAATTAATTTTGTTTTTAGTTAAATTTTCTTGTTTTAATCTTCAGTTTCGAAGAATCAAGACCGCTTATAGCTTTAACTTTTAATCCACCAACAAATACGTCTCCGGTAGGCGCAGGCCTAACATCCTCGGATATGTTTTTAGACTTAGCAACAAGATCTTTAGTAGCATCGGATTTACCTTGCTCATAAAAATGCTGCGCTATTTTGTCAACGTTTTCAGCGGCATACATAGCTTTGTGATAACCTTTAACATCCTTTACATTACCTTTATCATCTAAGAACTTCTTAATTGTGTTTGTAATATTTGACTGTTTAGTTGCAACTTCACTAGGATTTTTAACACCGTATCTAAATTTCTTTTCACCAACACTGATGTCAAAACCTTTGAAATCATTAGTGAAATAATCTTTAGTATTAGATTTAAAATCCTCATGCTGTTGTTGAGCTGTGTTTTGCTCTTCATTATAGCGATTGAAAAAGTCCATAGCTTTTTGTTGGTCTTGTGTCGTACCAGGTCTCAACTTGATTTCCTCGTAATATTGACTTTTTAAACCATCTAAATGCTTTCGGGCTTTAGCAACCTCTTCTTTATACGCAAGTTTCTTTTTACGAATCTCACGCTCCTCGTCCACTTCTTCATCAAATGAAAAATTATCTTCAATCATAAAGTTAATCTCGCTTGAATCTAAGTGTGATTTGGCTTGTTTGTAATACTCTCTTAATAGAGTATCATTATCTACATTAGTATAGTCAGCGCTTAATCTAACATAATCTTCTAATGTTCCACCTGTTTCTTTCATAAAGTCTACGACTTTTTCGATGTTCTCAGGTAGTTTAGCTACTTCTCTCACCTCTTCAGGCGTAGGAGCAATAACTTTTTCTTCAATTTTTTCCCCTAATTCTATTATTTCTTCTTCAACAACCTGCTCTACAGGTTTTACTTCTTCTTCAACTTCAGAAATCGGGCTGGACTCTGGTACTTGTTCGTCCACTTTAGGGCTATTTCCGGTTTGTTCTTCCACAACCACCTTCTTTGTTTCTCCGACTTGAATGGCATCTGTTTCTTTTTTAGGTTCTTCTTTTTTTGATAAATCGACTTTAATAATATCGTTTTTTACCAATTGTTTAGGCTTCTTTTTTATTTTAAAAGAGCCTTCTTCTTTTACTTGTTCTGACATAATATAATATAATATAAATTAATAAATAGGTTTATTGAGGCATAAACTGCTCTAAACCAAATCCGCCTAAATTATCATTACCTGATGATTCAAAATCCGTAGGTAGTAAATCATTTTGACGCTGTTCAATCATTTTTGATTGTTGTGTTGCTTGTATTTTAGTTCTTTTATCTTTACGATCTTCTATAAACTGTTCTTTTTGTCTATCAGTATTTATTTTAGCTTGAGCCAATTGTAATTGATATTGAAACTCTTCAGCCATTAATTGTTTTTTAATCAAAGCTTCTTGTTCCATTCTTTGTATTTCAAACTGCGATTTAGCTTGTTGTATTTGTATTTCAGTTTGAGCTAAAGCCTGTTGTTTTTCAACTTCATTCATAGCAGCTTGCTCAGACTGTTGCATATTTGCTTGAGCTTGAGCTTGTATCATCTGCTGTTGTTGAGCTTGATCTCTTTTTTGTTTTTGTTTTCTCTTAAGCTTTAACATTTGATTTGCTAACTTAAGATTTTTTATTTGTCTAATATCAATAGCATCTTCTAAATCTATACCTTGATTTTGTAGAGCTATTTGTATGTTTTGCTCTAACTGAGCTTTTTCTTCTTCATCAGGTTCTAGTTCTAAATATATACCAAAGTCATGAAGGTTTAATTGGCTGATTTCTTTTAAAGTCTCTACGTTGTAAACAGAAATACTTTGTTTTAGTGAGTTAGCTGTTAAAGGAAACATCAAAGCATCTGCAACTCTTAAAGAAATGTTTTCGCAATTTCTTACGGTTAAATAAAGCATAGCATCTAATATATGTTTTGTAGCTATATTAGAAGCGTTAGCGGCCATTTTTTGCAATCCGACTAAAGCGTCTTTGTCTGGTAAGCTACCATCTCTTGCTTCATTTAACCCTGTTACATCTCTTATCATTTGTAAATAATACTGATAAGTACTAATTAATGATTGTATTTTAGCATTAGATGCTGATGTTTGTAATTCTTGTATAGGTACTTTTCCTCTATTAGGATCACCGTCTTGCGTTAAACTTCTACCAACTATACTACCAGTTTGAAAATACATATTTAATGCTTCTTGAGGATTATAATTAGTACCATTACCTAAATCAACCTCTGCTAAACCATCAACATCTACAAACACGCCATCTGGTACCATACGTTGAATTACTTGTTGTAATTTTAACGAGGTAAGTTGTATCATATCAGCAAAACTTGTACATCTACTTACTAATGATTCTATACGACCTTGGTATAAATTTGGCGCACATATAGTATAATTCATTTTAACTTTAGTAGAATCACTATTAGGTCTTGTCATGTTTTCAGCAAGTTTCCACTCTAACATTTGTGGAACACCCATTACTTTAGCCCCACTAAATAAAACTTCTATACTTCTAGATACTCTATCAAAGTTATCACTTTGCGGTGGATTAAAAGTGTCTGGTTTTTCTAATACTTTTTCTAAACCAGTTTCTGTTCTTTTTATTTTAAAAACTTGATCAATAAATGTTTTGTATTCAAAAAATAATATTTGAACTAAATCATTGTTATAATTAGGGTTTGCTATATATCCATCTCTTCCAGGATATTTAACCATTTTTTCTAATTCTTCGTCAGTTATATATGGAAATCTTTTTTTAATTTCAGCTAAAGTCATAGACTTTATTTCACCAACATAATATGTGTCTTCAAAGTTAGGGTCATTAGTGTACGAATAAACTAAATTAGCTGGATCTACATAGTCAACAATAACACCATTAGCTTTATTAAAACTAGTTTTAGCAGCGCCTATACCTATTGTAACTATATCTTCTATTATTCTTTTTTTAGTTAAATTATATTTATTATTAGCTAATATATTATCTATAACTTCTTCTTCCGCTATTTCAATACCTTGTTTATAGCTTAATTGCATGTGTAATTCTAACTCTTCTTGGGTTTTAGGAAGATCTACAGGAGGTATATTAGAGCTTGAAAAATCTTTTCCAGTCAATTCTTTTGCAGTGCTTATCAAATCTTGCGAATACATATCCTCCATTACATTAGTAGCATACATAGTTCTTTCTTTTAATGATCCAGGATCTTGAGAAAAAGCTTTTATATCATAATTTTTAGATGCAATACCGTTTACAACTATATCTACAAATTTTGGAATAATAGGTACTGGTTTCCAGTCTAAATTTAAATAAGACAAATCACCATTAATAGATAATTCATCTTTATATTTTTGAACACTCTGCTCACCTCTAGCGTATAATCTTAAATGATGAAACTGTTGATAACCTGTGTTCCATCTACTACCGTTTATTCTACCACCTCTAAACCATTCATACTCAATAGCTTGCCCAACTAATAATCCATATTCTAAAGTTCTCTTTTCCTCTTCAGATACCATCTGATTAGGAAACGCACTATTAACACCAGTGTTTAATTTCATCTATTAATTATTTTTGATTCACTACCTCTATTATCATACTTAGAAAAGTTTAAATTTACAGGTTGTTTTATAACCTCGGCAATGGGTCTATATTTGTTTTTATTACAAGCCATGATAGCTAAACCAGAGCTTATTGATGCATCATGTTTTGTTCTATTGTTTATATCAAAAGCAGCCCAATCTTCTAATGTACGTTGAAAATACATTGTTCCATATTGTTCATTGTTATATCCAATAAACATTTCTATATAAGCTTCAATAGCAGCAGCATGTGCTTGTTTAACATCTTCACTTGAATTAGGTATACCACCTATTTCTTTTTCTGTTACAGATAATTTGTGCATTGTTTTATCTGGTCTGTTCATAGAATAACCTCTATAACCTCTTCTTTTAAAATGATATAATAACCTAGGTTTATTATTTTCTGCAAGTATTGGCATACCATAAAATACGCAAGCCATGAGTACATCTTCAAAAAATATCTCAGCAGTCTGAGGTCTAGCTATATATTCTAAAAATAATAAGTTAGGTGGAGCGTCTTCCATACTAAACTTAGTTAATCCATGTAATGAACCTTTTGATCCTCTACCATCAACAGTTCCTGATATATCATAACTATCACATCCAAAAGCACCCATATGATCGTTGCCAGGAAACTTTCTACCGTTTTTAACAAGAACTCTATTTTGTTGATTTTTATTTGGAACCCATGAAACATAAAATCTACCTTGATTACTTGGAACAAACATAACGCTTGTATCTTTAATCCCACCTTCCCATTGAAAATTACCTTGTGTAACTACATTTGAGTGTTTTAAATCTTCATTATAATCTATTTGTTCATAAATCTTTGTAAGATTAAACAATGATTGTTTTGTTTCATCTCTGAAGGCATGTTTCTCTGTACGGGGAAACTGTCTATATAATTCGTTAAGTGCATCAGGATCATTCTTAAGGCCATCTACTTCATTTTCCCAGTGTTCTATTACACCTATTTCAATTGGGAACCCATCAGGTCCCGTCTTTTTTTCTTTGGGTGTTTCGAAGACAGGTAACCCATAAGAGTCAATGTATCCTTCGTAGTTCCATTCCATAGGAATGAACAAGCTATATAATCCCGAGCTAGTCTGCCCATTGCGGTTTCTTCTGGTAACGTCTGAATCATCATATAATTTTTTATAGTTTCTACCGCCTTTATCTAAAGCATTTGATGTTGAACCCATCATACACTTACCTATAATTCTAGAACCTAATCGTAAACAAGTTTTTGTAACCCTCCAGTTGTTTAATATATTGTCAGGTTTTTCCCACTTACCAGATTCATCGTGTACAAGTAACTTTAATTTTTCACCATCATAACTATTATCTCCTGTATTTTTCCAGTCAATAGTTGTATCTAATCCTTCTAGCTCCTCTAATTGTTCGTTGCTGTCTAGTTTACGTCTTGTAAATCTGCTAGCAGGAACTCTGTATGCAAGTTCTGTTTTTGGTCGATCCATACCGTCTTGAATCGGTTTGAAGAAGAAGGGGTAGTTGACAGAAATTGGTACAATTTTATCGGTAAACATTTTCTTTGCATCAGCCCCAGACTTTGATAAGACACCGTATCTAGCATCACTAGAGATAGTGGCAAGGTTGACAGTTTCGCCTGATGCCATGAATGAAAACCCAGACCGTCTGTTTTTGAGGTAGCACATTCCGTAACATCTTGTATCTGCTTTGCAAGCTTCCCAGAATATATAGAATAATCTGTTTGCTTCCCTAAAATCTGCTTGCCCAACATCAATCTTGGACCACTGCAGGTACATGTAATGAGTACCAGTAATATAAGTAGCTTTACCTTTATTAGTAAACCAATAGCCTTCGTGGCGCCTAGCAAATTCTCTATCAATATACGCATACCATTTTTCTTTGAAATCATCTGGATATTGTTTCCAGTCAAATATTGTTTTAATCTTTTTTAATGTTTTAGGATATTCGTGTACTTGCCACTTGTCATAATCCTTGTTAACATCTTTTTCTTTTGGTAATGCTATTTTTAAATTTTGTATTTCGTATACCTCACCTATTTGACCTGTGTTAGATATAACAATAACATCATATTCTTTATTATAACCATATTTCCACTTTTTAGATTTATTTAATCTTTTTATTACATGTGGTTTTATGTGATCAATTATTTTATATAAAGTTTGCTTATACATTACTTAGATCTTCTTTCTGCAAAACCTCCAAAAGCTTTAGCTTGAACTTCTTCTTTTGGTTTTTCATTAATCATATCTTCTTCTTCTTTAATACGATTAAGTATTTCAAAAGCATCAAATATAGCTAACTTTTTAGTTGCAGCAGCGTTTTTTAATCTATCAGCAGATATATCGTCATCAGAATCTACAATAGCTTCTTTTGCTACTTTAATTAATTCTTCAACTGCTATGTGCCCAGCGTGGATTATATTCTTCTTCGTTTCCTTGACGTTCATGCTTAATTACAATATCATTTGATTTCATACAATAAAGACGTTTGCCATCAACGACAAAGTCATATTCTCCATTAGGTGTGTAACCTACAAGGTCTCCCTCGTTGATTCCTAGCACTTCTAACGCACTATTACCGTATTTTAATATACCAATAAGATACTGCTCTTGATCAGACACTGTATTGTCATCACTTTTGATTGGACTTATAAAGCATCTATCATTAATAGTTTGCCATTTGTCTTTTCTTTTATATAAATATACTTGATCTAATTGAACAAAATATAAACCATCTTTAAAATAAGACTTACTATTTTTTTCTTCACCTCTTACATTATACCATCTTCTAAAAACATTATGGTGAATCATTATTAAATCACCTTTTTTAATATCAGTTTTAAATGACAAAGGTGTTTCTATAACTTTAGCTATATTATTTACGGACTTAAAAGTTTCTACTTGTGTGTTAATTATAAGGCTTTTGTCACCTACTTTAACATCATTATTATATCGCTGGCCAACAGGCTCAACGATAAAGTCAAATAAACTTTTCACTAATATTCTAAATCATACTCAACTGATATTGCCATGTTAGAATTAAACTTCTTCCACGGCAATACTTCGTCTCGTTTTTTAATGTAGATATTATAGGAATTATCTGTTTTATCAGAAAGTATATGTGATATTGTATGCCCACCATATACTGACTGCCCTAACGAATAGTGCATAGCATCAGTTTTATAGTCAGAACCAATACTTATCTTTCTAATTACAGATGACATTATTCCTTTTTATCTTCTTCCTTTTCAATTGGAGTATATGTTCCATCTTCTAAATTAATGTTGATAGATCCATACTCTTCTTCTAATTCTTTCTTAAAGTCTTCAGTCTCTTTGTTTACTTCGTGAAACTTACCTAATACTGAGGTTTTCTGGGCTTCTAAAAATCCTACTTCGTTTAACAACTTGTTTAAGTCTTTCTGAAAGCCTTGGATTTTTTCTAATTGGTCTTTTTTAATTTCCATTTTTAATTTAATTTAATTTAACTTAGTTATTTATTTATTAATATAGTTACAGGTTTTATTTATTTTTTAAATAAACTTGTAGCTTTTTCAGTTGTTCTACCTCCAAAATAAGCTAATACAACAGCCATCATTACTTTTTCAAATGTGTCATTCCATAATTCACCTATGTGAAACGGTATAGACTCTACGCTATCTAGTAATCCTGCTATTGAAAATATAACAATACACCATACTAAAACCATAGGGCGTACGTTTTTAGAAAGCCATGAATCTGACATTGAGTCA